ACTTACGGCTGCACTTAAGTCGGATGACCTGCTTGACCTTGTATATGGTTTGAAGAGACCATACCGTAAGAGCGCATCCTTTATTATGAACGATGCTACATTAGCTCAGATTCGTAAGCTGAAGGACAACAATGGCGCTTATATCTGGCAGCCTTCCTACCAGGCAGGAGAGCCGGACAGGGTACTTGGTTACAAGGTACAGACCTCTGCGTATGCTCCGTCAGATGCCATCTCATTTGGTGACTACAGTTACTACAATATCGGTGACCGTGGAGCCCGTTCCTTCAAGCAGTTAAACGAGCTGTTTGCCGGAAACGGAATGATTGGTATGGTGGCAAAGGAGCGTGTGGATGGTAAGTTAATCCTTCCAGAAGCTGTTAAGGTGCTTAAGCTGAAAGCAGAGACAAAGTCTGAATAGAATGATGAAGGGGTGGGGCAACAAATAGTTGCTTTATAAGTAACGGATAGTTGCTCCACCTTAAAATTGGAGGTGCGATATGATAATTTCACTTGATGAAATGAAAAACTATCTTCGTGTTGATTTTGACGATGATGATGCACTTCTGGAAAGTCTGATTAGTGCCTCCGAGAGTCTTTGTATGGACATAGCAAGAATTGACAGTGCATCGGATTTTGAGCAGTTGGAAAATGCAAAGGTAGCGGTTATGTATGCAGTGGCATACCAGTACGAACACCGGGAAGACTGTGACCACCACGCACTTACCCTGTCACTACGCTCTTTGCTTTTTGGTATTAGAAAGGCGGGATTCTGATGGAGGTTGCACTTTTAAATGTAAGAATAACATTTCAGAAGAACGAGGTCGTTTCGGATGCGATAGGAAACCACATGAATCAGTGGACGGATTATTATTCCTGTTATGCCACGGTAAGTGGTGAGAGTGGTTCGGAAAAAAATGTGGCGGCAAATACATTATATGATTCTGACCTTGCATTTACGGTCAGATACTGTAAAGCACTAAAAGATGTCGACACAACTAAATTCCGAGTCATATTTGGTGGTGAAATTTATAATATCACATTCATTGACCATATGAATTACAAAAACAAATGTCTGAAATTCAGATGCCAGAAGGTGAGGAGATAGCATGGCAAATGTGAAGATTGATAATCTTGCAACAGAAATAATGAAGGGTCTGACAGAATACAAAGACCTTGCAACTGCCGATATGAAAACTGCTGTAAGAAAAGCGGGAAAATCAGTAAAAAAGGATATCCAGGCGAATGCTCCAAAGAAAACAGGTGCCTATTCGAAGAGCTGGTCGGTAAAGACCACAAAAGAAACTTCTGACTCTTTGGAACTTACAGTGTATTCACCTAAGAAGTATCAAATGGCACATCTGCTGGAAAAAGGTCATGCAAAACGGGGTGGTGGAAGGACAAAGGCAGTCCCACACATCGCACCTGCCGAAGAAAGTGCAGTAAAGGAACTGGAGTCAGATATAAAGAGGGCACTTGGAGGTTACTGATGGAAGAGTTAGTTAAAATCATGGAGGAAATCGGCATCCCTTTTGCATATGACCATTTTGCCGAAGGGGAGAGTCCAGAACCACCATTCATTACATACCTTTTGCCGGACAGCGACAATTTCGCAGCCGATGGAAAAGTGTATTACAGGATTAGTGGAGTAAGGATTGAATTATATACGGATTACAAAAATCCGTCATTGGAACAGAAGGTAACAACCGTGCTTGATAGCCACGGTGTTTTTTATGCTCAGTCAGAGGTATGGATAGAGGAAGAAAAACTCTATGAGGTAGCCTTTGAATTTGATATGCCAGTATAAGGAGGAAACGAATATGGCAAATAAAAAGAACAAGGTAAAGTACAACCTTAAAAATGTACACTATGCATTGCAGACGATTGATGAGTCGGGCAATGTATCATATGGCACTCCCGTGGCTATTCCGGGTGCGGTGTCAATCGGACTTGATGCAAATGGAGAGCCGAGCAATTTCTATGCAGACGGTTATGCTTATTACACCATTTCCAATAATATGGGATATGAGGGTGATTTGGAGATTGCAATGGTTCCAGAGTCATTTCGTGTGGATGTGCTGAAGGAAAAGCTGGACGATAACAAGGTGCTTATCGAGGATGCAAATGTGGAGACTGCTAACTTTGCACTTTTATTTGAGTTTGATGGAGATGTGAAGAAAATCCGTCATGTCCTTTATAACTGTGCCGCAAGCAGACCATCCATTGAGTCCCAGACAAATGAGGATGAAATCGAAGTGCAGACGGAGACGCTTTCCCTTACTGCCACTCCGCTTGCAAACGGATATGTGAAGGCTAAGACAGGGGATGACACCACAGATGCCATTTACCAGAATTGGTACAACGAGGTGTATCTTACTTCAACTACGGAAAGTGAGGAATAAGCCATGAGTATTGTGAAGAAAGTGGAAATAGACGGAAAGCAGGTGCCATTTAAGGCATCTGCAGCTATTCCGAGAATTTACAGAATTAAGTTTAACAGGGATATTTACAAAGACCTTCGTGCCTTGGAAAAGGCTGTGGGTGATGGAGATGAGGCAAATTCAAATCTTGACCTTTTCTCCCTTGAGATGTTTGAGAACATTGCCTATGTGATGGCCAAACACGCAGACTCGTCAATCCCGGACACGCCGGAAGAGTGGCTGGATGAGTTTAATACCTTTTCTATTTATCAGGTGTTGCCATCCATCATTGAACTGTGGGGACTTAATGTACAGACGGATGTGGAATCTAAAAAAAACTTCGCCCAACTGACCGGGAGATGACAACACCATTGTTTCTACTCCGATGTGTGCAGTTAGGTATAAGCATTCGTGACCTTGACCTGCTTACGATTGGTCTTGTGAACGATATGTACGCAGAGAACGGGAATGATGACTACAAGGGATATAAGCAACTGGCGGTACAGGAGGATTTCGATAGATTCTAAAAATAAATAAGGCCACCTTAAAAACAAAAGGTAGCCTTAACTATTTTACTGTTGTTCAGATTTAACGTTGCCTTCAATATCCTGTTTGCCATATACAATACGAATTATGGTGACAGTATAAAGGTTGGAATCTACCAAGTAGAATACAATATAATTGTCAACGGGGAGCTTATGCATCTGCATACTTTTCCATGGCTCCCAATCAACTACGGAGTATCGCATTGGCATGAAATCAAGTGAACGAACTTCTTTTCGAATACGATTTACTTGGTTTAATGCGGTATCCGGAACTAGCAATTCAAAGGCAATATAGGAATATATCTTTCGTATATCATCCAGTGCCTCTGGAGAATAAATTACCTTATAGGTATCACTCATATACCAAACTCCTTGGCGAGTTCTGCATCAACCTCGTCGGGAGTATAGGTTTTGCCTGATTTTAGGGAATTGATTCCTTTCATAAGTTCGGCATCTATTTCAGCACGGTTCATGCCACCGATAGCTGTAGGTTTTGCAGATGGTAAATGTAAATCGAGGGGAAGCCCCTTTGTTAATACGATTTGACTATAAAGCATTTGAATAGCACTTGATGGAGAAATTCCAAGCTGGTTTAAAATATTTTCAGCATTTTCCTTTAATCCGGTGTCTATTCTTGCGTAAACAGCGGTTGTATTTGCCATAAATATCACACTCCTTTTTTGTATTATAACCATATTTGCTTGCAAATGCAAGCAAAACAGTTAAATAATCCAATAAAAGATATGGAAATACAATATGTTATTTGTGCATCTATTGTGCGATAGGTGTTTTTTTATGCATTTTTTTAGGAGAGGAGGGATACCAATGGCAAGCAGAATACAGGGAATTACCGTAGAGATTGGTGGGGATACCACGAAACTCCAGACTGCCTTAAAAGGTCTTAACGGAGAAATTAAATCTACGCAAAGCCAGCTTAAGGATGTCGAGAAATTATTAAAAATGGACCCCGGCAATACAGAACTTCTTGCACAGAAGGAAAAACTCCTGTCGGATGCTGTTAAGGAAACAAAGGAAAAATTAGAGGCATTAAAGACAGCAGCAGAACAGGCAAATACAGCACTTGAGAATGGTGACATATCTCAGGAGCAGTATGATGCACTTCAAAGAGAGATTGTTGAAACGGAGCAGGACTTAAAAAATCTGGAATCCCAGGCAAACCAGTCAGCCACAGCGGTGCAAAAGATAGCAGCATCCGGGGAGAAACTAAAGACAGTCGGTGATAGCATTTCTACGGTTGGAACAAAACTTCTCCCGGTTACAGCCGGGGTCACAGCGCTAGGTACAGCATCCGTCACAACCGCTGCAAACTTTGAAAGTTCCATGAGTCAGGTGCAGGCAACGATGGGAATTACAAGTAAATCTATGTCTACTCTGAATGGAAAAAGTGTAAATACAATGGATGCATTATCTGACCTTGCCAAGGAGATGGGAGAAACAACTGCTTTTTCTGCATCAGAGTGTGCTGAGGCATTAAATTATCTGGCACTTGCCGGATATGACACACAGCAGATGGCAGATACCCTTCCTACTGTCTTAAACCTTGCGGCGGCAGGTGACATTGAGCTTGCATCGGCATCAGATATGGTTACAGATGCCATGTCTGCCCTTGGACTTGAAACCTCAGATGCAGAGACGATGGTTGACCAGATGGCTAAGACTGCATCCTCCTCCAATACCTCTGTTGCACAGTTAGGAGAGGGTATTCTTACCATTGGTGCAACAGCAAAGTCCATCAAAGGTGGTACAGCAGAGCTTAATACAGCACTCGGTATCCTTGCCAATAATGGTATCAAGGGTGCAGAGGGTGGTACACATCTTCGAAATGTAATACTTTCATTACAGAACCCTACCGATACAGCAGCGGGATGTCTTGATGACCTTGGAGTGTCCGTTTATGACTCAGAGGGAAATATGAGGTCACTGAATGATATCCTTGGTGACCTTAACACGAGTATGGATGGTATGACTTCGGAGGAAAAGTCAAATATCATCAGTAAGATTTTTAATAAGACAGACCTTTCTTCCGTAAATGCGTTACTGGCCAATACGGGAGATACATGGGATGACCTGCAGTCCTCCATTGAAAACAGCGGTGGAGCTGCACAGCAGATGGCAGATACACAGCTTGATAATCTACAGGGACAGTTAACACTTTTAAAGTCAGCTCTTGAGGGGCTGGCTATTTCTTTTGGCGAGTTACTCCTGCCTGCAATAAAAAGTATCGTGGGAGTGGTTCAGAAGGTCGTAGACTGGCTGAACTCTCTTGATGAAGGAACGAAGAAAGTTATTGTAACTGTAGCCCTTGTTGCTGCAGCTTTGGGACCGGTGCTGATTGTGGTCGGTAAAGTCATATCGGCTGTTGGTACGATTATGACAGTTGTGCCGAAGGTGGCTGGAGTTATAAATACGGTAAAGGGAGCATTTGCAGCACTAAATGCCACGATGCTTGCAAATCCTGTTGTGCTGATTGTTGCAGCCATTGTTGCTCTGATAGCAATATTTGTGGTCCTTTGGAATAAGTGTGATGGCTTTAGACAATTCTGGATAAATCTTTGGGAAGGAATCAAATCAGTAGTATCCATGGTAGTAGAGGCTCTTAAGGGATTTTTTACCGGGGTGATTGACTTCGTAAAGAACAACTGGCAGGCTTTACTTCTCCTGTTAGTGAATCCGTTTGCCGGGGCATTTAAGCTGTTGTATGACAACTGTGAAGGATTCCGAGAATTTATTAATGGTTTTTTGGAGAATGTTAAAAGTCTGATTTCAGGGGCAATGACAGCCATAAAAACTGTGATTACCACGATATGGAATGCCATATCCACATTCTTTACCACGATACTAAATACCATCAAGACCACAATTACAACAGTATGGAACGCCATCAAGACAGCCATAACCACGGTAATAAATGCTATAAAGACGGTTATCACTACGGTTTGGAATGCAATCAGTACGGCTGTTTCCACGGTGATGAATACCATCAAAAATACCATCTCCACACTTTGGAATGGTATCAAGACCACGGTAACAACTATCGTGAATGGAATTAAAACCACAGTTGGTACAGTGTTCAACAATATACTTTCTGCCATAAAGACCACAGTGGGAAACATTGCATCCGCCATTAAAAATGGATTTCAGACAGCCATTAACTTTATCACAGGTCTGCCTTCGCAGGCACTTCAGTGGGGCAAGGACATCATTAACGGAATTGTGGATGGTATTAAGAGTTGTATGAGTGCAGTAGGGGATGCAGTAAAAGGTGTGGCAGATAAGATTAAGTCATTCCTTCACTTCTCCGTGCCGGATGAAGGACCGCTGACGGATTACGAGTCTTGGATGCCGGACTTTATGGAAGGACTGGCCAAAGGAATAGATAAAAGCAAAAGTGTAGTGGCAAAAGCAGTAGAGGGTGTGTCACAGGATATGGTTATCAATCCAAATGTGAGTGCAGCCACATCAGCAATGGAAACATCATCTAGTGAGTCGGCACAGAATATGACGGGCATTGTAAGTGCAATCAGAGAAATGGCAGCACAGATGAACCAGACTGGGGATACCGTAATTCCAGTTTATATTGGAGGAACACAGATTGATGAAATCATACTGAAGGCACAGAGCAGACAGAATTTAAGGAGTGGAGGTAGAGCATAATGGCATTTATGAATGTATTGGAATTTGATGGTGTAACACTTCCATTCCCGGATTCTTATGAGGTGAGCCTGTCCGATGTGGAGGCAGACTCTTCCGGGGAAACGGAGGCGGGAACCACGCAGAGAGATTTGGTCAGACAGGATGTGCCGGAGATTTCCGTTTCCTTTTCCGTCACAAAAAAGTGGCTGGAAAAACTCTCGGCATATAGGAACAAGGCAAAAATCAATGTGAGATACTTCTCCCCGGATACTCTCAAGTATAAATCTGCAGAGATGTATATAGATGGCTATAAGACATCGTTAGAGCATGACACCTCCTACAGCGGATTGTGGAAGGTGTCATTTACTTTGAAATCATTCTAGGAGGTGGTCTGATTGTATCCTGTAAGTGATGCGTTTTTAGAAAAGATAAAAGAAAACACAAGGGAATACTACTGGACGGGTACGATAACGACCAAAACGGGGACAAAGTATTCCTTTGAAAACAAAGATATATTAAAGGGTTCTGCCTATGTGAACTACAAGTGCTGCAGCGGAGAGGAGATGGAGATAGGCTCCACCTACTCGGCAGAACTTAAGGTCACGCTGTTTAATAACATCAACAGATACACGCTTACGGATGCAGAGGTAACTCTTACCTATAATCTTTGGCTTGATAACGGAAAAGTGGAAAGCGTACCGATGGGCATATTTATTGTTTCTGAGGCAAACAGGAATATAAAAACCTTAGAGATTACTGCTTATGACAGAATGCTCCTTCTTGATAAAAGTTTCTCCGTCACGGATATGGTAGGAACACCATATGAGATTCTGTCACTTTTGGCAAAAGCCTGTGGGATAGAACTTGCCCAAACGGAATCAGAGATAAAGGTGCTGACAAACGGGACGGAATCCTACTCTGTATATTCGGACAACGATATAGATACATGGAGAGATGTTCTTTATTATATTGCACAGGCTATGTGCTGCTTTGCTGTTTTTAACAGGGAGGGAAAGCTGGAACTTCGGCAGTATGGTATGACACCTGTTTTCGAGATAGACAGTACACACAGGTTCGACAGTACCTTTTCGGATTTCAAAACAAGGTACACAGCAATAAGCTCCACTAATGCCAGAACACAGGTTGCAGAGTATTACGCACTTGATACGGATGACGGACTTACAATGAATCTTGAAACAAATCCTATGATTCAGTACGGACTTACTGCCACAAGGCAGAGGATTCTGAAAAAAATACTGAACCAGCTTGCGGTATTTGAGTATGTTCCGTTTGATTCCACCACAATAGGAAATCCGGCACTTGATGTAGGAGATGTAATTGTTCATAAAGGTGGTCATGCAGACAGTGACAGTTATTACTGTGTGACGGAGTCAGAGTGTAAGGTAAACGGAAAGCAGACTCTTAAGGGTGTGGGAAAAAATCCAAGGCTTGCGGCGGCAAAGAGTAAGAATGACAAGAATATAACAGGACTCTTAAATTCGGCAGAGGAAAATAAAATTATTTATTACAATTTTGTCAATGCTGCCAAGTACACGATAGGTGAAAATCTTACCAATATCATATCTATTGAGTATGTTTCAACAGAAGATACCACGGCTATGTTTCTGGCACAGATTATTTTGGATGCAGTGCCAAAAGAGGATGCAGATACTGTGGTTGTAAAGGTTACCTACAAACAGGGACTTGATGAGATAAATACTTTTTATCCTATTGAGACCTATCATACGGGGACACATACGCTTGCCCTCTTTTTCCCAATCACAACGGTAGAGGGAGGAACAGATAATCAGTTTAATGTATTTATGAGCATTGAGGGTGGTGGTTCGGCTGAGATTCAGCAGGGGAACATAAGAGCCACAATATCGGGACAAGGACTTGCAGCCGGACTTAATGTGTGGGATGGAAAGATTACGGTTACGGAGGTTTGGGGTGAAGATGTAGAGTGGGATGTGAATTCTTATACCGTCAATTCATATACATCTTCTGCGACTGTAAAAAATATTGGTCCCACACTGCGAAGTCTTACACAGTCATTTGGAAGGATTGCATTTGCAAATACGGATTTTGCTATTAATGCATTGAATGAAAGTCTGAATGAGGAAGCCTGGGTAAAATCCTTCACAGTAGATCAGATATATCCACCAGCTTATGACAGCACTTATGTGGAAGTGGTGGACGGAGCATTCCAAATGATATCTGAATATGAGACACCAGAAAGTATGGAAGGTACAGTTAATTATGGACGGATGTCTGTTCTGTCAATCAATACGGAGCAGTTTGAATCAGTCGGAAACTTGGAGGTTATAAAATGCTGATAGATGAAACATTATATGCCTGGCAGCCTTCGGATGCAGAAGATTATGCCATAGAAAATGAAGGAAGCGTTGGCTTTGGAGCAGAAGGCAGGAGAATTTATATGCTGGAGTTATCCGGCACGAACAAGGGAACTGTAAATGTGTATGCCGATGAGGAGCAGACGGAACTGATAGGTAGTGTAACCTACCCGGATGTTGTCATTGAGCCAGAACAGCCAAAGTGTGTTGATATGATTTATGTATCCGGGGATGGAGTAGAATGCGGTGTGGTCTGTACCATTTACTGCGAAAAAGGAATCCCAAAAGTAAATCTTGACGGACTTCTTAACACTACGGATGGTATGACCTGTATAAGAAGTACGGCAAATGATGATGAAACGGACACCATAGACGGACTCGCAGGATTTTTCTTTGATGGAGTTGAAGCAACAAATCTTTATGTAAGTGGTAATCACTGGATTGGATTTGGTGTTTCCTCAGAGCAGCTTAAGATATGCAGACGGGATGGAAAGTGTTACTACCTGTATCGCCAGGATGGAGAACTGGGCAGTGGTATTGCCTTTCTTAAGATTAGATGGGAGGGATATACAAATTATAGCAGTACAGCTAAGAATAGCAGATTGATATTTGAGCTGTTTCTGTTTGGGAATAATGATATGTTCCTGAATGTAGTACAGACACCGACAAGCTCATCTTATTATGGTGCATCACAGTTGATTTGTGGGGATACAACCACAGACCTTTCCATCTGCGATGGAAGTGGAGGCGGAAAGCAGATTAGCTTTTTTGCTGATGATTTGGAAGGGGAAAGTTTCCAGATTGCTTACGAGTCTTACAGTAATGCCGATGAATATACAGATGCATACCTTGTAAGGAGTGAAGGTAAAT